ACCTTGACCGTGTCGCCCGCGTCCATCACCTGGGAGATGTCGAGGGTGAAGATGCCGTTCGCGGGGAGTGAGGTGTTCGGGATGATCGACAGCCCGGCGAGCTGGATCAGGATCGTCGCCGCACTGGTGCCCGAGTTGGTCACCACGAGGTTCGTCACGATCGTCGTCGTGCTCGTCGGCACGGTGTAAACGCTCGTCAGGGTCGTCGAGGTGTTACCTCTGGACAGACGCTTCGGCGTGTTCGCCATCGGTTACCACACCCCCATGATGGAAAGAATCTGATCGGACGGAGAGGAGCCGCCTCCCGTGGAGTTGGCCTCCAGGTTGGACAGGCGGGTCTCGGTGTTGGTCACGCGCTTGTTCAGCGCGGCACTGGCGTCGAAGCCGGTCGGGTCGCCGAGGAGGGCGCCGAGCTTGAAGCCGTCCCTGTCGGCCTTGAGGACGTAGCCGGTGACGGTGGACTTCAGCTCCTGGTCATCGACGATGACGACGAGCGAGTCACCGAGGCCCCACTCCTTGCCGAAGCGGGCCTGGCTGTCCTCCATCGGGACGACCTGCACGTTGATCGCAGTGAACCCGGAGTCGACCAGGGCCTCGTCGCCGGCCTGCTGAAGCTCGGTCCAGTCGTTGGTGTTGCGCTGGTCGACGAACTGCTCGATGCGCCGGCCCCAGTCAGCCTCCGCGGCGATGGACTCCGCGTTGTCGACCTGGAGGAACTGGCGCTCGGTGAGGTCGCCCTGGCCCGCGACGATGGCGCGCGTAACGCCGGGCGGGGAGATGCCGACCTTCTGCCCGGACAGCGTCCCGTTGCGGACGTCGAGCCGGACGAACGCCGTGCGGTCGGTGATCGCGTAGGTCTCGAAGACCAGGTTCGATCCACGCTGCACGACGCGGAACCCGAGGCTGCCCAGGAGGGCGATCTCGGTGAGGAGGTTGCCGAGCACGGGGAAGCGGGCGGACTGGCTGATGATCGGCCCGCGCGCCAAGTCCGTGCCCATGATGAGCCCCGTCTTGCGTCGAGCTGCCGGGGCTGTCGGACCGATGTTGGCGTTGACGTACGCGTGCATGACGGTCTCGACGCGGCCGGTGCGCACGTCATGCGCCTCTGTCTGACTGGCGCCGTCAGCGTTGGACGGCTGGGGGAAGGCCAGTGCGTCAGCCAGACAGACAGTGTCTGACACGCCCGTGAAGGACACCGTCCCGTCCGGGTCGGTGGGAGTCGAAGCGAACTCCGAACTCACCATCGGCCCGGACAGGAGGACGTCACTGGGGCCGGTCACGATGATGCCCGAGCCCGGCGTCCGCAGCGTGTCACACAGTGGGTGCTCGGACGCCAGGCTCAGTGACCAGGAGCCGAGGTTGTTGAAGTTGTCGGTGAGTTCGAGGGCCAGCTCCTCGGGGCGGATGATGCCCCGACGAACCAGACCCTTGTCACGCACCTCGACGGTGATGTCTTGCAGGCGCACTCAGATCACCATCCACTTCCGGGGATACCAGGAGCAGGTGATCTGCGAAGCGCTGGTGGTGTTCAACAGAGAGGCGACCGCGGTGGAGTCGCCGGGCTGCACGGTCCAAAAGCGTGGGGCAGTGTCCAACAGGTCGTACCGGTTGGCGCCGGTCCCGTCTTTCACCGTCCCCTTGCGGGTGTCGATGACCAGCTTCTCGGAGGCGGTCAGGGTGCCGTTCCACTTCATCGTCTCGCCGGTGGGTGACGTCGCAGTGAAGTGGTCACCCGGACCGCGGACCTCCCACACCGGGTAGGCCGCAGCGTCGCCCGAGTTGGAGAGGTCGATCGAGCCGATCGCCTGTGAGGGGGCGATCGTCATGGTCACCATGTTGGTCAGGAACGCACCCGCTGTCCCGGCGCCGGAGATCGTACGCACCTGCTGCTGAGAGCTGGTGAAGTACGGGTCGCCGGCCCGCAGGGTGATGACCGTCTGGAACTCGCGCTGCCCGATGCTGTCGGCGCCGTAGGTGTACTCGCCACCCCCGACCCGGTGCACATCCGTGCTCCACGCAGTGCCGTCGCCCTCCTGGAGGACCAGCGTGCACCCCCCGGCCAGCGCGAGGGCCAGCCGGGAGAGCTTCGCTTGCAGGTCCGTACGGTTGAGCGCCAGGATCTCGATGGGCAGGTCGATGTCCCTGGTCTGGACTCGCGTCCCTCGGAAGATGGCGCCGTCTCCGGCGCCCTCCAACCACTGGACCGAGACCGGGGGCAGGCCCAGGCCAGTCACACCGGACTTGGCCTGGAACCCGATCCCGAGCTCGTCGATCTCGTTGAGGTTGATCGTGTCCGCACCGCTCACGAGCAGGAGCTTCGGCACTTACTTCACCATCCCATCCGTGCTCGGTTCGCGGCGGCGAACAGATCCTCTTCGGAGCCGAGCGAGGAGCCGGGCGCCGCGTAGTAGTTGAGAGTCTTCGAACTGCCTCCAGTCGAGGAGTCGTTGGCCAGGGCGCTGCCGACCGCCGAAGCGATGTTGCGCGCCGTGGAGTTGGACGTCTGTCCGATCAGGAGGCTGTCCTCCACCGCCGAGGCGATGCTGGACTGCTCGGAGAGCAGGCCCTTGCGGAATCCCTGGCCGACGTAGGCGCCGATCTTGGCCAGCACTCGCGAGGGCGAGTGGATGCCGAGCGCCTTCTTGATGGCCTTGACCATCGAGTCCGCGATCTTCAGCATCTGGTCTTCGATCTTGCTGGCCTGCGACTCCAGGCCCTTGACCAGTCCCTCGGCCATGTGGATGCCGTTGTCGTACATGACCTCGGACGCGGTCTTGCCGACCTTGCCCGCAGCATCGTGGAGCTGCTTCTCCAGGTCGTTGACCTGCTTGACGCCAGCTGAGCCCGCGCCGAGGATCGCCTCGGCCGCAGCCATGCCCGCTTCGGGGCCGGCCTGTGCGAGCTGGTCGAAGATCTCCTGGTTGAGCCCGAGCTTCTTCAGCTTCGCGAGGACGTCAGCGAAGTGCTTCGCCTGGTCCACGGCCTGCTTCAGTTGCTCCAGGATTCCGGAGAATCCACCCTCCATGTTCGTGACGTTGGCGTCGTCAACGATCTTCTGGGCGATGCTCGCGGCGTAGTCGGACTTCGCCTTCTTGAGGTCCGCGAGGGACTTCTTGGCGTCGTCGATCTTCGCCTTGAGCTTGTCGTAGGACCCGAGCAGCGTGTTCAACTGCTTCTGGTCGGCCTTGACCTTTGCGGTCACCGACTTGCTCAGCTTCGCCTTGCCGATCAGGTCCGTCAGTCCAGTCAGGGACTTCTTGACGTTGCCGTACTGGGACTCAAGACCCTTGATCAGGCCCTTGATGATGACGACACCGGCGTTGTAGAGAAGGACCTTGTCCTTGGGGAGCGGACCCTTCCAGTCGGTCAGCTTGTTGGTGAGGTCACCGAGCTTGTTCTTGACCGAGCTGAACATCGACGTGATGCCGGAGATGAAGCCCTTGATCAGCTCGATACCAGCGTTCTTCAGCGTGGAGCCGAGAGAGCTGAGGCCGGCCTTCGCCTTGGACGGAAGCTCCTTGACCTTGGCGACGGCCTTGCCGATCCACTCACTGACCGTCGAGACCAGTGCGTTGAACTTGGTCACGGCGGTCGTACGGATCGAGTTCCAGCCGTCCACGAAGAACTTCTTCATGGAGGACAGGCCGTCGAGGACGAGCTGCTTGGCGCCGGAGAAGAACAGTCGGACGTATCCGGTGATGGACTTCCAGCCGTCCGAGAAGAACTTCCCGATGGCCTTCATTCCGTCCAGCGCCAGGCCCTTGGCCCCGGTGAAGAACAGGCTGAGGTACCCGCGGATCGCCGCGAAGGCGCCCGTGCACAGGTCGGTGACGGCCTTCCAGCCAGCCTTGAACAGCGCGCCCAGACCCTTGAGGGCCTTGCCCGCAGCGCCGAGGATGCCGACGTTGAAGAAGATCTCCAGCGCGCCGAGGATCGTGTCCCAGACGCCCTTCAGCATCCCGAGGATGCCGTTCCAGATCCCCTCCAGACCGTCCTTGATCATCCCCCAGTTGAGGGTGAAGATGCCGACGAACAGGGTGAACCAGCCGGAGACGTAGTCCCAGACTCCGACGAAGAACCCCTTGAGTCCTTCGAGGACCAGGCCCACACCGTTGATCGCAGCGACCAGGGCGCCGGCCAGCAGCTCGACGATGAACTGGATGACCGGAACGAGGATCGGCATCAGGAAGTTCACGACCGCGAGCAGCGCATCCATGAAGGGCTGCAACGCCGCGACCACACGCATGACCGCGTCAGCCAGGGGCGGGAGCACCGCCTGGACGACCTCGGACAGCATCGGAAGCAGGGGCGTGATGACGGCCGAGATGATCTTCAGCGCGGTCGCGATGAGCGGCTGGAGTGCGGAGAGCACCTTGCCCAACGCATCGGAGAGGACCGGCAGGATCGGAGCCAAGGCGTTCATGAACGCCTGAGCCAGCGGCATGGCCGCTGCGAGGATCTGCTTGAAGATCGCCGCGACCGGAGGCAGGAGCTGCGCGAGGAACTGGAACGCGGCACCGAGCATCGTCCCGACGATCGGAACCATCTGCTGGATGACCGGCCCCAGCGCCTGGAACGCCGACGTCAGTGCGCCGCCGAGGAGCTGGACGATCGGAGCGAGCTGCGGGGCGAGCTTCGAGAACGCACCCGCGAGCGGGATGATCGCCGCGGAGACGAGCTGCGCGAACACCGGAAGGGCCGCACCGACGAGCTGCATGATCGCGCCGAGCGCCTGGCCGAGAGGGGCCATCGCGGGAGCGAGTGCCTGCACCGCGCCGTCGAGGCCGGTGAACAGTGCCTTCACGCCGTCCGTCACGGCCGGCTGAGCGAGGGCCGAGGCGACAGCGCCGAGCGCCGTGCCGATGATCTCGCCGGCCTGCGGCAGGACCGTGGTCATGAGCTTGCTGAGCTCGATGAAGAGCTGCTTGACGGCTGGACCGGAGCGGCCGGCGATGTTGTTCATCGCGACATGCGCCGCGTTGAACGTGTCCGTGAGGCCGGACTGGAAGCCGGGGCTGTCGACCGTCTTGTGGATGGAGGCGAGTGCGTCGTTCAGCGAACCCAGCGACGTACCACCTGCGTCGGTCGCCGCCTTGGCGACGCCGGACAGGATGCCGTAGACGTTGTAGAGGACGCCGCCCAGATCCTTCAGGGCCTGGATGCCCTGGTCGATCTCGGTCTTGATGCCGTTCTCGCCCTTGGCCTTCAGGAAGTCGGCGAACTGCTTGGAGATGTTGACGAACCACTGCGAGAGCTGCGGCAGGTAAGACGTGCCGACCTTGCCCAGCGTCGCGATGATGTCGGCGAAGGACTTGGTCCCACCCGTCGCGATGTTGATCGAGCTCGCCAGGTCGGTGAACATCTGCCCCATCGCGGGGGACAGGGACGTACCGAGGTTCTTGGCGAAGGAACCGAAGAACCCGCCGAGCTGGGTGGCCGTGTCCGCCACGCCCTTGCGGAACGCGGGGAGCAGGGAGTCGACCATGTCCTTGATCGGCTGACGGGCCTTGTCCCAGAAGTTCGTGCTGATCGTGTTCTGGAGATCCGAGAGGGTCTTCTTGACCTCGGGGATCTGCTTGTTGAAGTCCTTCAGCGCGGCGACCGTGACGCCGATGCCGACCGCGAAGCCGCCCATCAGGCCGGGCAGCAGGGCGACCGTTGGTCCGATCTGCGCGAGCGAGGCCGACAGCGCGAAGAGGTTGCTCGCGCCGGCCAGTCCAGCCGAAGCAAGACCGGCGACCGCGGAGGCCATCGAGCCGATGATCGGGACGCTCTTGTCCAGGTTGGACAGGATGTCGCCGAACTCGCGGAAGAGCTTGTTCAGCACACGCACACCGGAGAGCGCAGCGAGAGCGGTGGCCACCTTGGCGACCGCGGCGTTGTTCAGCTCGGGGA